TGATGGGAAATTGGTTAAAATTGAAAATGTTAGAATGCTGCATTACTATGATGGTGCTGCAAGCACGTTGCAGTTAGCAGATGATGGGACAAGTGCCCCTAATAATTGCAGGTTTACTAAAGTAATCAGTAGTATCGTAGTAACAGATGCTATTGCAATAATCCCTTGTACTGATAAAGCAATTACATCACTGGAGGGTGTTAAAGAATGGAAAAGATAGAGCTATTTTTGTCCAAAACTAACGGCTCTGGCTATGGCTATGGTGATGCTGATTGCTTTGGCGATGGTGATGGCTCTGGCTTTGATTTTAGTGATTCCGATGGCTCTGGCTCTGGCTATGGCTCTGGCTATGGCTCTGGCTATGGCTATGGCTATGGTGATGGCTATGGCTCTGGCTATGGCGATGGCTCTGGCTCTGGCTATGGCTATGGCTCTGACTATGGTGATGGCTCTGGCTATGGCTGTGGCATTCCTAGCAAAATAAACAATATGAAAATATATCGTGTCGATGATGTTCGAACAATTATAACTCATGTTGTTGACAACATTGCCAAAGGTTTTATTGTAAAAAATGATTTATCACTTGAACCTTGCTATATCGCAAAGAGTGGAAACTACTTTGCTCATGGCCGTACAAAACAAGAGGCATTAACAAAAGTAAACGTAAGGAAATTATTAGAAAAGGATGTGGAAAAATGAAAGAAACTAGTATAAGTACAAAAGTAATACAATTAGATTTAGATGTAATTCTTCAAAATTACAATAAACCAAAGTTTTGGAAAAAGAAATGGACAATATACAAAAGTAAGGCATTAACAATCATAACCTATATAGATAGGATTGATGTAAAAAATAATAAAATCTATATGACTGTTAAACCTGAATCAGAGGTGTATGTAGATACTAAGAGCCACAAAATTGCAAGTACAAGGTGGCTAGATACTTATATAATAATACCTATTGATAGAACAGACTATACAAGAGATAAGTTTTTAAAAGATTTAACTAATGCCTGTATGACAATAATAAGAATAATAGAATTAAAATTGATAAAGACTTACTCTGAATATGAAAACGCTTCAAAGCTTATGCGTGAGTATAGAGACTCTTTAAGGTCAATAGCAGAAGATTTTCTAGATGAAAACAAAGTAACAAATAGTGATATCAGAGAGGCATACATAGAAGTCTATATTAACCATTCAGATATTCCAAATTACTGTTATGAAGTAGAAAGAAATATGGAATACACTGTAATACCACAAGAATACTTAATGTGTGCAGCATTTATGGGTTCAAAAGAAATATATAACGATTATGCTGCAAAGTGTAAGAAAGTAAGAAAGTCAACAAAGATAAAGATTTGGTTGGCTCAACAAGAGATGAAAACAGAAGAGTTTGTCGAAAAGATGAAAGGAGAACTTGATGCAATTTAAAATGATTAAATATAGACTTAAACAAGATTTTATGAACATGAAGCAAGGCGAAATAATAGAGCTAAATGAAAAAGAAGCACAAATTATGAAAGATATTATTAATGTATACTATTCAAAGGAAGCTATTCATAACATTGTAAAAGAAAGAGTTATTTGTAGATTAAAAAATATTATAACATATATCGAGAATGAAGAATATGACAAAATAGAATCTTTGTTAGTACTATCACCAAGTGGAGATGCATATGGTGAAGATAATTATTATATTGATTTTTCTGATATTGCAAAAGATTTAATTGAAAATAATATTTGTGACATATATGATGTTATAAATTTTTTAGAGTTGGGAGAATTGAAATGACACCACTTATTGATATAAAAATATCTTTACATAACATCATATCACAAATAAAAAGTGTTGATAATAACGTTCTACCACATAGCGAAAAACGAGAAATAATAGACAAATTATATGAAGTTGAAAATATATTAGCATTTAATGAAAAAGAGTTATTAGATAAGGAGGAAATGAAATGAAATATCGTAAAAAACCAGTAGTGATTGAGGCATTTAGATTTCAGATTGATAAGGCTATGCCAGATTGGTTTAATGAAAAAAGAATCACGAATGAGATTGTCACACACGATGATGGTACGGTTGAAATCAAAACACTTGAGGGCATGATGAAAGCAAACAAAGGTGACTATATCATTCAAGGTGTAAACGGTGAAATATATCCATGTAAGCCAGACATTTTTGAAAAGACTTATGATGAGGTAGTGAGTGAAATGACACCAAAAGAAGCATTGAAAGGCATTAAGCAAGCAATTGCAGAACATTTACACAAACAAACAGGCGTAAGTGTAGAAAAACATTTTGAGTATGATACTGAAATTGATATTGTTGATAAAGCCCTCAACGACCTAGAACGTCTTAAAAAGTTTAAAGAAACCTTTGATAATTTTGAGTTAGCGAAGAGACAAGATTTTATCGCATACGAAAATTGGTTAGAGTGTGAGGGTGAACTCACTGAACTCAAGCGTGATGTGAAACAGTTTATCGAACTACTTATGAAAGATAACCACACAGGACGTGATACGTTTGATATTGAGATATTAAAAGATAAACTATTGGAAGTATGTGTAGAGGAGGAAAAATAATATGGGAAGAGGTAACGTGTGTGTTCATGGTCCTTATGAGGGACTATATTATGTAAATTATGACAATTTTTATTTTAATGAACTTGATGATAATGACAATGTGACTGGTGAACTTGGCTTTGATCAGGTGTATATGGAGCATACTATTGAAAACTTTAAGTGTGAGATGCTGAAGTCTGGTGTATTCACTGAGTGTGATAGTTGGCATTACCGTGACATTCATGTTATCTTAGAGAGTAAACTCTTTGAGATTGCAATCGTTGATAATGAATGGTCTTATGCTGTTATGTTATTACAGAAGGAAGATGCACCAGTAGGTCTTCAGAAAAAACATTATGAGTCTTACTTACGTAAGATTCGTGATGCATTATTCGAACAGTTTTCAAAGCTTGGTGTTTACGGAGGTGCCTGGACACATGGCACTATTGATCGACCAGCAAATTTCTTTGAAGGGAGAGTATAAATATGGGCTACAGATTACATGCAACAATACCTAACATCAAGCCTTATGATAAGGACTTAGAATTAGGTAAACAATATGATTCTAAATGGGATGCTTTCAATGACAAATGGTTTGGTTATCGTAGCGACCATGGTCGTATTGCTCATGAAGATATTGAAGAGTTCTTTGCTGAGTATGTAGAAATTAATACTCAGCCAGGTGATTATGAACTTTATAACACTGAAGAGTTAAAAAGAATGGTAGATTACGCATTGTTAAATAAAGTAGATATTTATTTTGAAAGTTACTAAGGAGGAGAAAATGAACAAAGTATTATTTTGTGAATACTGTGGTGCCCGTATTAACACTGAGACTGATGTCTATTTTAGATCAGACAGTGTAGTTTATTGTGAAGAGTGTGGAGATGAGTATTTAATCTACTCAGATAGTATTGATTCTTATGTACATGAATCTCAGTACAAAGATACATACATAGATGATGAGATTTCTGATGTTGAACTCTTCACAAAGTTTGAACCTGAAGGAGAAAACTAAATGATTAACGAAACAGGAATTAGTCAATGTAATTTAGATTCTGAACCTTCGAACAACCAAAAACTTATAAAAATAGCGAAAAAGATGTTATTTAAAGAGGTGTTTGCTTCTTGGAGGATTGAAAGCAATTTTGAATATGACAAAGAAAAAGATGAATGTTGTAACTATCGTATATGGTTAAAACAAATAAAAAGAAACCATTTCTCTAATGATTATATTCGTGAAGCAAATGATATCTTTGAAGAAATGTCGCTAACAGATATTAAAACATTCTTTGAGGACGATTTGTATGAAACATTCAGCGAAACAATAGAAAGGAAAAAACAATGATTAATATTGGTGATAAAATTGAAATTATATCAGGTAAATACGCAGGAAAAACAGGTACAGTTACTAATATAGTAAATGATTTATTAGGTGAAAAACAAATTCATGGTACTTGGGGTGAATATTTATTAGAAAGTATAGATGAATTTAAAGTAATAGTAGTTTCTGATAGAATTATCAGAGAAAATATGTCTATGACACAAACAAGTTTTTATCTAGACGATTTAACTAAATTACGAGTAATAAGAAGATTAAAAGCATTAGGTTTAGATACAGATAAAGGTACTATGTCTGCTACTATCAGAGTATTATTACGTAGATTTACAGAGCAGAAAGATGATACTTTAATTGATGAAATTAAAAACGAATATCTATTTACTACTAAAAAGAATAAAAGGAGTACGATGTGATAAATAATATATGTAAAGGTGATATATATTTTATAAATATGCCTAAACAAAATGTAATTGGAAAACATTCGTGTGAAATAGGACATAAACCATGTGTTATTGTATCAAATAATGTTGGTAATAGAACAAGTAAAGTAGTACTTGTATGTCCTATGACTCATAAATTAAAAGATATTTCTTGTAATGTAAATGTTACTTGGAAAAAAGGTGAAAAGAATTATCAAGTATTATGTAATCATATAACAGCTATTCCAATAGAAATATTAGGTAAACGTAAAGGAATTTTAACAAATGATGAAATTAATGAAGTAGATATTGTAATGATGAAAGTTTTGGGTATTAAATATGAATGTTAGTTTTAATATGTCTTTAGAAGTATTTACGTATTTTAAAGATTATAACATGTCTGAATTAGCAGATACATTGTTAGATATGTATGATTTCACAAACCTACCTGCAACATCAGGTATTAGAGATAAAGAGATTAGAGTAAATGTAACTAATAAAGCATATATTGAATTATATAATACACTCGGTCCACGCTCTAAAAAGGTTAGTTTAGGTCGTTTGTTTGAATTTGCTTATAATATGAACGTATTATCACTTGAAAGATTTGAAATATTAAAAAAACAAAATACTGATAACCCTTTAAAAACATTACTTAATAGGGCATACAAGGCATTATTAGAAGCACAAAAATTTGATAAATCTGATGAATTAAAAAAAATTACTAACGTTGTTTATGAGTATAATATATTATATGTACAAAGGAGAAATAATGAAAATAACTGAACGTATAGAAATATTTGAGAATTTGTTTGATCAATTAAAATCTACAAATAGTCGTAATGAAAAAGAGTATATTATAGATATATTTGTTAGTAAAAACAAAGAACTAAAAGAAGATTTAGACTATATCTTTGAAACACTAACAGGTAAACATCCTATTGGTTGGAAGTATTGTTATACAAAAAACAATACTTCCAATGAACTGTTTCTTACTTATACTTCAATAAAACAATGTATTAAAGAATGTGTAGATTTAAGTCCGAAAACTATGGAAAATATTAAGTATTTACAAGATGCTTTAGGTATAATAGGAAAATTTATTGAACCTATAGTTAATAGAGAATTAAAATTAGGTATAGCTAATTCACACTTAGAAAAAAGTAATTTAACACCAATGCTTGCTAAAAAATATGAAGGTCAAAAATTATATGATATAGCATATATTACTGAAAAATTAGATGGTAATAGATGTATTGCACATTATGATGGTACTAAATGGTGTTTTACTTCTCGCTCAGGAAAATTATTAAATGTTAATTTCAATATGGGTGATTTACCAACAGAATATATTTATGATGGTGAAATAATGAGTGATGAACAAACATATCAATCAACATTAAGATATTACTGTATTAAAAATAATGAAGAGTTTAATCTTGATACACAATATAATCAATTGTTATTTAATAAAACTTCTGGTTTAATAAATAGATTAGGAGAAAAAAGTGGTTTAAAATATAATATTTTTGATATTATTTGTAATCTAACATATATACAAAGGCGTAATTTATTAGATAGTATTAATTGTAATAGCTGTGAAATACGTATATTACCAATATTAGGTATATATGATAAAGATGAAACTATTATTACTGATTTATTATACAAAGTTGTAAAAATGGGTGGAGAAGGAGTTATGCTTAATCTACAAAGTAGATACTATGAACATAAACGTACAGATGCACTATTAAAAGTAAAACAAGTTCAAACAGTAGATATGCTAGTACTTAGTATAAAAGAAGGCACAGGTAAATATGAAGGTCAAGTAGGTTCATTAAATTGCTATATACAACTTAGTAATGGTAAACAAATTCTTTGTGATGTAGGTTCTGGTTTGACCGATGAACAAAGAATGCAATGGACTATCGATGAAACAGAGATAGTTGGTAAAATAGTTGAAGTTGGTTATCATGAATTAACACAAGACAAAGAATACGTTGGTACTAATATTTACTCGTTACGTTTTCCTCGCTTATTAAAAATCAGAGAAGACAAAAATGAAACAAGTGAATTTTAATAAAAAATTAAATGAATAATTTTTGAAAAATTGAATATAATATAATATACAAAGAAAAGAAAGGATTGAACAAAATGTCTAAAAAGAAAAGTGAAAGAATATCTATCAATGGAAAAATACTTCAATATGGAGTAGTATGTTCAAAAGATGCTAAAGAATATCAAATATATACTTACCCAGGTATGACTGTTGCAGAAATTGCTTTTAATATGATGGTCACCATTAGACTTTTAGAAAAAGAAGGTTATATTACTAATAAAGATGAAGTTTTAAATCTTATAAATAAGTATTATAATGATCCACAATATTTACCTTGTGAAGAGATAAAACAATGATTATAATAATTGAAGGCTGTGATGGTACAGGTAAAACAACTTTAGCTCATTTGTTAGGTAAAATATATAATCTTGATATTATACATGGTGGTCCATTTGACCCTCAAGATTATATGTTTTACAAACAAATGTTACGTAAAGAACGTGCAGTATGGGACAGACATTTTTTGTCAGAATATATTTACTCTAATGTATTAAAAAGAAGTCCATATCTTAGTAAACAAAATGTATCAGAATTTGTTGAATATATTAAAGTTAAAAAAATAGTATTTTTCATATGTGATGGAGATAATGAAAAAATACGTAAAAGAATACTTGACAGAGGTAATGAACCTGAGTTTGTAACAAAAAATCTAGATGCCATTCTTGATGCTTATAGAAACTTTGCAAAAGATTTTGATATACCAATCATTGATACAGAGAATATTACGTATAAAGAAATAATAAAAATAGGAGAAATGTATGGCAATAAAATTTAACAAAACACAATTAACACCAGAAAAAGAGTTTGAAAAACACATTTATCACAGAGACCAATTTGCACATTATTTAAGATGGACTCATGTAGTAAATAAAGCACGAATTGGAGATAGCATTTTAGATTTAGGTTGTGGTACAGGTGAATTATTAAATGTATATTACAAAAACAGAATAAGACCATCTTTATATGTTGGTATTGATATTAGAGAAGAAGTAATAAATAAAAATAAAGCAAAATTTGAAATGTTAAATTTTGCTATGTTTCAAAGTTATGATTTAACAATACCATTTAATTTAGAGACAACATTTGATGTTATAGTATGTTTCGAAGTAATAGAGCACATAGGACATCAAAACATACATAAGTTATTAGAAAATATAGTAACTCATGCAAGTAAAAATACAAAGATATTTATAAGCACTCCAAATTATAAACCAACAGTTGGAGCAGCAGATAATCATATATTGCTCAATACTGAAACAGGTAAATATGAAATCGGTGAATGGACTAGAGAAGCTTTAGAAGTAGAATTACAAAAATATTTTATCATAGAAAACAAGTATGGAACATTTGCAAGTCAAACTGATTATAAAGACGAAATGAATGAGTGGCAGAAGAATATGTATGATGCTTTAAAAGATTATTACGATTGTAATTTTCTATCTTGTATAATGGCACCTTTATTTCCAAACCATAGTAGAAATATACTTTGGGAATTAAGAGTAAAATAATGAAGATATATAGTAGTAATAATATTAGCGATATTTACAAAGAGTTATTCACAGAGTTAAAGTCACTACCGATTGGTAGTGACGGTACTCGTGAATTGACTAATGTGATTATTGAGTTAACAGATGTAAATAATTCTGTTGTAAATAATAGAAATATTAGTTTAAAATATTTATGTGGTGAATTATTATGGTATGCATTAGGTATTAATGATTTAGACTTTATATCACAATTTTCTAGTGTATGGAAAAGGCTATCAGATGATGGTAAAACTTGTAATTCAGCTTATGGTTATATACTTAAAAGAAAATTTGGTTTTGATCAAATAGAAAAAATTATAGAATTACTAACTAAGTTTCCAGATAGTAGAAGAGCTGTATTAAATCTTAATACTCCTAATATAAACGTAATAGAAACTAAAGACGAAATATGTACTATAGCAATACAGTTTTTAATTAGAGACAATAAATTAAGTTGTACAGTATATATGAGAAGTAATGATATTTATACAGGTTTACCATATGATATAGCATTCTTTACTTCATTACAAAAATATATAGCTAATAAGTTAGGAATTGAATGTGGTAATTATTATCATATAGATACATCTTTACATTTATATGAAAAAGATATAAATAAAGTAATTAAATATGATGGTTATGATATAAATGTAGATTTTAAGTTATTATATGATGAATACATTACTAAGTTAAATGATTTAGATATATCAAATAATATTGTTGATATATTTATTAAAGAAAAAATACTAATAATTAAATAAAGGAGATAATATGCAAATAAAGTTTATTAGGTTTAATGATAAAGCAGAAATACCAGTTAGAAAATATTACTCAGACACAGGTGCTGATATTAAAATGCTAGAAGATGGTAAAATATTACCATTTGAAACGATAGTAATACCATTGGGTTTTGGAATAGACGTGCCAAATGGTTATACTGCAAGATTACAAGTAAGAACTTCTGTTGCAAAAAAAGGTATAATGATACAATCATGTGCAATAGATGCTGGTTATTTAGGTGAAATATCAATAATATTAAATAATCTTAGTGTTAATCCATATAGTTGGAAAGCTGGAGATAGACTTGGTTATATAGAAGTATATCCGTGTCAATACCCTATTTTTGTAGAAGATATGGGTATTAATAGAGGTAGTAATTGTTTTGGAAGTACAGGAAAATAATATATAAGGAGGTGAGATAATGCCTAAAAAAGAATTATCAGCAGAATATATACGATATTTGCAAGAAATACTAAGAGATGTAATATCGTTAAACGATGTAATACTAACTGAAACTAATGAAGATAAAGATAATGATGAATTATTAAAAATGATTGTTGATAATTCAACACCTACTCCGCAAGAAGTTTATGATAAAGAGCATCAAGCTAAAATGTTGCGTAAGTATATGAGAAAATATCTTACTCCTAGAGAAGAACAAGTATTAAAAATGCGTTCAGGTATTGATGTAGATCATCCAATGACACTAGAAGAAATAGGTGTTGAATTAGCTTTAACTAGAGAACGTATAAGACAAATAGAAGCAAAAGCTATTAAACGATTACAATCAGTATTTACTCACCACAACATTAAAAGTTTGGAAGACTTATAGTATGGAAAGTACAAAACATGCAATATTAAGTGCATCGACTGCTCATAGATGGCTTAAATGTATACCATCAGCATATCTTGAAAGTTTAGAAGATTTAGAAGAATGTAACGTATATGCTGAAGAAGGTACAGAGGCACATACATTAGCAGAATTAAAATTAAAGTATGAGTTTAATTATTTAACTAAAGAAGATTATGAAAAATTGTATAAAGAGTTTATTAGTAATAGTAAATATTATGATAAAGCATTTGAGGAATATGTAGATACATATGTTACATATGTAATAGAACAAGCTAAAGAACTTGGTGATGATGTAATAGCATTGTTTGAAGTTATTGTAGATTTTTCAAAAATAGTACCTGATGGTTTTGGAACTGCAGATACTGTATTAGTAAGTCAATCAAAACATACAATACATGTTATAGATTTAAAGTTTGGTCAAGGAATTCCAGTAACATCAAAAGACAATCCACAACTTATGTTATATGCTGTAGGAGTATTAAATGATTATGATGAAAAGAATTATAATGATATATACATAACAATATGTCAACCAAGACTTTATAATATAGATACAACAAAAATGTCTAGTAAAGATTTAACTGATTGGGCTTATGAATATGTACAACCTATAGCACAAAAAGCTATTAAAGGTGAAGGTAAGTTAGCACCATCTGAAAGCGCATGTAGATTTTGTAAATTAAAAGGTAAATGTAAAGCAAGAGCAAATATGCAATTAGATATAGCTCAACAAGAGTTTGATATTAAAAATATTGAAGCAAATAAAGTGCAGAATATGAGTCCTGAACGTATAGGTAATATACTTGATGTAGCACAAATATTTGTTGATTGGTTTAAAGATGTTCAAGCATACGCAATGGGTCAGTTATTGCGTGGCGTAAAAATACCCGGCTATAAATTGGTAGAAGGACGTAGTGTTAGAATTATTACTGATGCCGAAAAAGTCAAGGAAATACTGCTTGGAATTGGTTTAACAGAAGAAATGATTATGAAACCAAAAGAACTTAAAGGACTTTCTTCATTAGAAAGACTTGTAGGTAAAAAATTATTTGGTGAGTTATGTGCAGATTATCTTGTAAAACCAATGGGTAAAGTGAGCATGGTTCCTGTAAGTGATAGTAGACAGGAAATTAACAGTATTGAAATTGCTAATCGTGATTTCTCAACTATCAATGAAGAAGAATAACTAGGAGGAAAAAAAAGTTATGTCAAATGAATTAAGTACAAAAGTAGTTACAGGTAAAGTTCGTTTTAGTTTTGTTAATGTTTTCGAGGCAAGAGCATTTGGTGAAAATAAAGATGCAAAGTATTCAGTTATGTTATTAATACCAAAAACAGATATTGGTACAATATCTCGTATAAAAAAAGCAATTGAAATTGCAGCTCAAAAAGGTTTGTCAAAAGTATTTGGTGGAAAATTACCACCAATTGTTAAAACATCTCTTAAGGATGCAGATGTAGATACAGATAATGACGGTAATGTGTTTGCTGAAAAATGGCCATATGCTAAAGGTCATTATATTATAAACGTTAGTACAAAAAATAAACCTCAAATTGTTGATGCTCAATTAAACCCTATAACATCTCCAACTGAATTTTATAGTGGATGTTATGGAAGAGCAAGTATAAATTTTTATGCTTATAATTCTAATGGTAATAAAGGTATTACTGGAGGTTTAAACAATCTTCAAAAACTTGAAGATGGTGAAAGTTTAGGCTCAATTAGTACACCAGAAGAAGATTTCGCAAATTAAAAAAAACATTTAAGGTAGGCATAACTGACCTATGCCTACCTTTTTAAATTAAATATAGGAGGTATAATATGTCACAAAAACCTGAAACAAGAATACAAGTAGCTTGTCAAGTTGTATTTAAAAAGAAAAAAGCATTTGTAATAAAAACACATGGAGATAGATATACAAGACCAGGTATTCCAGACTTAATAGCATGTGTACCAACAACGATCGAAGAGTTATCAAAAATTTATTCTAAAACAGATAAAATAGGTATATTTGTAGGTGTAGAAAATAAAACTACGAGTAAATTAAAAGTATTTGATACTGAAAGACAGACACAAGAAATTGTTGGTAAAGAAATTATAAATGCCGGTGGTATTTGGTTTGTAACCGATAACGACAAAGATGTTGAAGAAGTATTAGAAAGGTTACAAGGTAAATAATGTTATATACTGAATATTTAAACAATCGTAGACAATATCAAGAAGCCGGTAGAGACTTATTATTAACTAAAAAACATGCCTGTTTATTTTTTGAACCTGGTAAAGGAAAGACTTACCCGGTAATAGATGCACTTAAAGAAATAGATAAAGAGAAGAATGGTAATACATATGTACTAATTATATCTTCTTGTGATGCTATAAGAAAAATGTGGAAACCAGAAATAGTGCCACAAAATATATTACCTAAAAATACATATTTAGTAACAGATAGAACTGCAATAGGCGATATGTCTGAAATATTACTAAAAACACATTGGGATGTAATTATTGTAGATGAGTGTCATATAGTAAAATCTAACTCTTCAAAAATACATAAGTTAGTATATAAATTATGTAAACACACAGAATATGCTTGGGGCTTAACAGGAACTCCAAGAGGTAATACAGATATTGATATATGGTGCCAGTTGCAAGCATTACATGTTGGCGGACAGGGAAAATTATCTTATTCAGCATGGACTAGAATATTTTGTGATTTCGATATAGGTTATGGTTCATATGGTAGATTTGAAACACCTGTTCGTATTAAAGAAAAATGGCAACATTGGTGGAATTCATTGTTAGATGAGTTTTGTATTTTTGTAGATTATGACGAAGACGATGATATGCCTGATTTACTAATAGAAAAAATAGAAATACCTTATACGAAAACACAAGATTATATTAATGCTATAAATGGAATTATTGAAGTAGGTGAATATGCAACAACAATACAAAAAATGGTGGCAATAACAAAAGCACATCAAGTTTGTAATGGTTATATTTATTTACCTGATAAAGAAATATATAGATATAATGTCAATAAAAAATTAGAATACTTAGACAAATATGTTGAAAAAGGTAAATGCGTAATAGTATATAAATATAATGCAGATTATGAAGATTTACTTATGAAATATGGAAATGAGGCAGCTACAGATGTTATAACTTTTAAACGAGGAAATTACAAAGTTTTATTATTACAATGTGGTGAATGTAAATCATTTAATTTACAAGATTATTGTAATACTATCATTTTTTATACATTAGACTATTCGTTTATAAAATATAAACAAATGATACATAGATGTTGGAGACTAGGTCAAAAGAAAGAAACAAAAATAATTGTATTACAACATGCTGATACTGTAGAAAAACAAATATGGTTAGCAGTTCAAAATAAACAAAAAATGCATGATTTATACATGAGTATAAAACAGTCAGTGTAAATGAAGGAGAGGTAAACACATGGACGAAATGTTGACACGTATTAACCAACTATACCCAAAATGTGGTTATGTACAAATAAGAAAATATGATGCTGAATTGTGGGAAGGCAAAGAATATGATAGTAAGTTTGAAAATAAATCGCCTTTGACACAATGGAGAACTACTCCTTTAACATTTGAACAAGCTGAAAAATATACAAATGCAGAATTTCGCATTGGTTGGATTGTACCAGAAGGTTATGTTGTAGTAGATGTAGATAATGAAGATTGTGAAAGTAGTGCTGACTGTATAAAAAATATACTTACTGAATTAGATATAAAGTTTTCATATAATTATACAAGTCGTGGTATTCATTTCTTGTTTAAAGATAGCACATTATCTATACCATCAGATGCAGTGACTAAATGTTCTTTAGGTATAACAATAGACCATAGAGCTAATAATAAAGGTTATATAATACTACCTACAAATGACCCTCATAGAAAATGGGGTGAATGGGTAGATGAAGTAGATGAAATACCTTCATTCTTAAAACCTATAATGATAGCAAAAAATCAAATAACTACTTTTATAGGTCTAAAAGAAGGAGATGGTCGTAATACTGAGTTATTTAAATGGAGAACTAAGTTATTACAAAGTAATAGACTAAATGATGAAGAAATAAGATTAGCTTTACATCTTATTAATACATATTTATTTGCTTCTCCATTACCTGAAAATGAGATGGAAGCATCTGTAATGAAAGAACGCAAGACAGATGTAGAACAAAGAGCCAATGGTGATAAAGTAAAGCTAAATGTATTAGAGAAAGAAAACATCTATAATGTAGTTGCTAATAAAATATCTAAAGAATTTGACTTAATGTGCATAGGTTATAAAAACTTTTATACTTTCGAAAAAACATATTATAGACCTTTAAAAGATATTGAATTAGAGCGTATGATACATTATGAAATAAGTCAAAATATACCTCAAAAAGGTCGTAATGAAATTATGAGTTTTCTTGCTCTTAAAACTCTTGTTGATGCACAAGATATAGATAAAGTATGGCATAAGATAGCTGTTGCTAATGGAGTATTAGATGTTGTAACTGGAGAACTTAGTGAACCTGATAGAGAAGAAAAAAATACTATAGGTATACCATGGAATTATAATCCTGACCCTCCACATAGTCCAAAAATAGATGAGTTTATGGCACATATATCTGCTAATAGAGACGGTTCAGTAAACATTATGAAAGAACAATTTTTGTATCAAATAGCAGGTTATAGTTTACTTAAAAAGAATTATTTTGGTAAATTCTTTATTTTTCAAGGTGATGGTGGTACTGGTAAATCTACATTCCAAGACTTAATAGTAAAAATGGTTGGTGAAGTAAATCGTTCTCGTGTAAGTATTGATAAAATGGATGCTGATTATTTTCTTGCTACTATGTTAGGTAAATTAGTAAATATTGATGATGATGCAGTTGATGGTAAAGTATTAGAAAATACTGGAAGATTCAAATCATTAGTAACAGGTAATGAAATAACTGTAAGACAAATATTTAGAGAACCTGTTACATTTGTTCCATTTGTAACGTGTATGTTTTCTTGTAATAAATTACCTAGAATATTAGACAAAACTTCAGGTTTGTATAGACGTATGGTAATAATAGAACTTAATAACAAAGTAGAAAAACCTGATCCACTATTTTTAATTAAATTGTCTAAAAGAGATATGGAATACTTTTTGTTTAAAGCTGTATACTGGATTGGAGTTGCATTACAAGAAGGACAGTTTAGAATAAGTCAAAGTGAAGAAGAATTATTACGTAAGTTTAAATGTAGGCAATCTTCACTAAATGAATACTTATATGAACAACATATTACTTTAAAAGATGTATATAAAAGTCCTGTACTTCAATTATATAATCAATATATAGCTTGGGCAACTATGAATGGTTATACTAAATTACCATCTGTGCTCACAGTTAAAGAAGATATATGTGTATTATATAATGTTGAAATAGAATATACAGGTGAAGAAAAAAGAGCATCTCAACAAATATTTAATAGAAGAAAAGAACCAACAATAATAGAGTTAGAGGAGGTACCATTTTAATGAAACAAATGTTTGACTTTGAAGTTTTTCCAAATTGGTGGTGTTGTGTAATAGGTAAATACCCTGAAGATGATGATATACCAGAAAGTATAAAAAATGATTTTATTGTAGTATCAAGTGATGATGCTACACCAAGAGAAACATTATTAAAAATACTTCAGACTGCAGAAGTAAATATGGGTTATAATATAAAGTATTATGATAATATAATTTTAAATGGTATAGCAAATGGTTTTAGCCCAAGACATTTAAAGATATTAAGTGATATTATAATTGACCCTAATGTGCAATATGAGTCTCAAGAAAATATGCGAATTGCACCATTTGCTAGAAAGAAATATACTAATTTTGTTTATCAAGATTTGTTTGATGATAACAGTGGCTCTCTTAAAGAAAACAGTGGCTCTCTTAAAGAAAAAGAAGCATGTATGCAATTAGATATTCGTGAGAGTACTGTACCATTTGATAAAGTTGATTTAACAGAAGAAGATAAATTAGATATTATAAGTTATTGTAAACATGATGTATGGTCAAGTATGATTCTTTATAAGCTTGTATTAAAACCTTTTATATCGACAAAACTTTTAGTAGGTAAAACATTTAATTTACCAGAAAATATTTGTTATAAAAGTACTAATGCAACTTTAGCAGGAAAAGTATTAAAAGCAGTAAGGCAATCTTTTCCTGATAGTAATAGGCAAGATATAGAAATACCTAATGAGATTAAACAATATATTGAGTATAGTTTACCTAAAAGTATTATAAATCGTATATGTGAAAGTCCAGAAAAGTTTGATACTATATTATTTGATAATGTAGTATCTTATAGTGATGGAGGTATTCATTCTGTACCAGTAAGACCTATTGAAATAAGAAATAAGACTAAATTTCCTGCTTGGTTTTTAAATGTCAAAAGTGGAAATGGTTGGTCATTAATAAACTTAGATGGAAGTTCTTTTTACCCGCATTTAATGGTTCAGTGGGATTGTTTATCACGAGCAATACCTGATAAATCATTATACGCAAATTTATTAGAAGAAAGGTTAAAATTAAAATCAGTTATCACATCTTTCGAAGATAAATATGGTAAACATCCAGAGAATGCACCTATAGAAGAATATGAAGTTTATAAAGATGTCGCAGAAAAATCTGCTGCTTATAAATTAATTTTAAATATAGTATTTGGTGCATCAAAAAATAAATACTTAGATTTATACGATCCATATATGTGTACTAAAACATGTAGATTAGGTCAATTATTTTTAACAGCATTTAGTAATAATTTATATAATCAAATAGGTAAAAACAATATAAAAATAATACAAAGTAATACAGATGGTATATTAATATATATACGTGATGAGTATAAAGATATTATGAATAAAATTTCTAAACAGTTTGAAGAAATAACTAAAATACCTCTTGAGTTTGAAGAAGAATATCAAATATGGCAACGTGATGTTAATAACTATGTTATGAGTAAACAAAATGGTAGAATTAAAACAAAAGGTGGTTTTTTTGTAACTGATATAATACAACCGAATAGTAATAAACTTAGACCATTAGACGAATATGTATGTAGAGAAGCAATGATAGAATATATTACTAATAATAAAGATATTGTTGAACATATCTATAATGAAAGTGACATAAGTAAATTTATTGTAACTTGTAATAAAGGAATTTTTAGTGAAATAGTTAGAGAATACAATGACGGTAGACCAGATGAGTTATTACATAAATGTAATAGAGCATATGCTTCATTAGATACTAGTTTAGGTGAAATAAAAAAGATTAAGTATGTAAATGGAGAAAAAAGAAAGTATAAATCAGCAGGTTGTCCGCCTCATTGTGAATTGCTTAATGAAGATTTATCAAAATACTCAATTAGCAAATTGAGAGATGACATAGATTATATGTGGTATATAGAAGAAACATATAATATGCTAGACGCACCGTGGTATAAGTTTGACGGTGATAAAATGATTAGATATAATATAATAAATGATGATTAAAACGCGACTATAGACTTTCTAATATATAATAGATTGATTTTTAATATCTTTATGAATGATTATAAGGCTAAAAATTATTATATATTATAAATGATTTAGTAGAAAGGAGATAATATGCCAATTATGAATAGACCTACTATAAAGTTAGGAGAAAATATAATTGAAGGTAATTTATTAGTCATTGGTGACACATTTTCACCTTATGATTTTATGACATGGAGAGAATGTTGTAATTACCTTATAGATAAATGTTATGGAATGAAAGCTGCCATGGTGTTAGTAGCTAAAGATAAAGAGCATCTCGAATTGAGATGCCCTTTAACTGGTGAGTATTTAACAGTATTAGCAAGTTCTGAAAATCTAGAACGTATACATAATACTTTTATTCTACATAACCTTTATCGCCGCGATAAACATTCTTAATAACATTTTGTTTTCTAAGTGCTTGCCACATACTTTCACTAGCATAATATTTTTTATTCATTACTTGTGTCCATATATAAACTTTAGCAATAGAAGCATTTTCTGTCATTTTACGGTTTATAACACGATTACATTGTTCATCACTCAATTTATTCCAAGGTAATGTTTGATAAGTGCCATTTGGCATTTCAACATAATGACTTTGAGATTGTAGTGCTGACAATGTTTTTTTATTTAATTTACCATAATATTCATTTAACTTTTCGACATCAGATAGATATACTTTATTACCATTAATAGTGATCTCGGCAACGAGTTCTTTTTTATTTAGTCCATATTCACGTGCAAGTTTTTCTTCGTCACTAATAGTAGACCAATAGAATTTCATACCACTCATACTTATTAATTCTCCAATAACAGGTATAGCATATTTACTCTCTATTTCACCTGTATATGGGTTTACTTTACGAGAACCTAAAGGTTGTGTTGCTATAAATGAATTTAACCAACGTTCCCAAACGCCTGTAATACCACTACTATATCTAATTTTTTCATTATTAGTAAGACGTATAATATATTGAATAAACTGAGGTACAAAAGAACGCATAACACTTTCACCTTCAGTCAAAAGGAAGTCCCAAGTTCCTTCATCATATTTATGTCTAGCTAACATATCATTAAGAATAAAGCCTTCAGATAATTGTGTTGTAGTCATACGTAAAATATCAACTAAATCGTATTTAGAGCGTGTGTCTTCATTCCATATTTGTACTAATGAAGCACCAACCAATAAAGATGAAGTACCGAACAAATTACTTATATCGATCTTAACATCTCCAGCATACAAATAAAATTTACCTTCATCATCTTCGTCTAAACGAATAATACCGAATGCACCTAATAGTAAACCTAATATAGTCATAGTTAACCCAATAATACCTTTACCAACATCTCGTCTAACTAAATATTCAGTCATTCTAGTATTAGGAATATTTTCACCTCTAGCGCGTCTAGTATCTATATCAGTAATACGTTTCTCTAATTTAGCCATTCTAACAACTGAATTTATCAAACCGATAGGAGAATACTTGAGCATTTCAGTAAACCAGTTGAAAGAACTATTTAAGAATGGTTGCCAGAAAGATAATACTTCATAGGCTTTTGGATTACTTTGTTTTATCTTACTCATAGCTTCCGCTAAAAATGAACGTTTATGCATAAAGTCATTGTTACCTAATATTACAGATTCAGCAAATAATTCTAATATCTCATTACTTAAACCACTGTTTAAGTTTATTTTACCTTTAGCAGATTCTATAGTTAATAATTTACCAAAATATTTCTCTGTTACTTTCTTAATAAACCTCTTATCACTAATTCTTTCACTTACGAATGCAGCAATACGATTTGCAACCTTTGTATCAAATCTATGATTAGCAGCATATCTTTGCTCTAAAGAACTAACAATCATATTTACAAATAAAGTTCGTTTAGTGTCTAATATTTTTCTTCTATCATCATGCTTTGTTTGTCCTTCAAAAATGTCGTCAAACATAGGGTCATTTTTAATATACTTATCTATAAAGTTTTTAGCATCTTCACTAACAATAGTATGTGATAAGTCCCATTGACCTTTACTATAACCTTTTTTAGTAAATACTAAATTAGCAATAGCATCAGATGCATTATTAAAATTATCAAGTATAATATTACTAGTTACATTACGAACCCAAGTAAGTGGCGATGATAACATAGACACAAATCTAAATGCTTTTATCTTTTGCCACCATCTTTTACCGTAACCATAATTTCTAGGTCTAATAGTATCTGACATTAAGTTACTAATTCTCTTTAAATCAGACTTCAATTCATTTTCAAGTATTTTACGTTTTGCGCTATCAGTTTCATTGTCTATATTATCAATAATATCGACAAGTTTTTTATACCAAATCTTTGTAAAGTCTTTATAATTATCAAGAAATACGTCTCGTTCAATACCTTGTAATACTTCTTGTAGTCTATTTTTTAAAATACCACGTCTATTGACATTTTTCTCATTACGTAAATTATTAATAGCAGATAATAAATCTTTTAATCTTGCTTTATCAAGACCTCTACGTCTTGTATCACTATTAAACATTAACTTATCTATATTGCCTAATTCTTTAGCTAATTGTTTTTCTAAATCTTTACGCTTAATATCGTCTTTTTCTTTTTGTATATTATCAATAGTATCAAACAAAGGTTGTAATTCGTCTTCACTTATATCATAATCATCTAACATTTGTTGTTGTATTCTTCTGAAAGGATTTATAACTTTTAACATTTGAGATACAGCGTTTAAACCTGAACCAACACGACTTGCTTTATCTTCATATAATTTACGTAAAAGTTCTATTTCATTGTCAGAGAAATTCCAATTAGCAGCATTACGTTTAGCAATATCATAAAAATAACCAAGAAGATAAATCTCAAAAGCTACCATTTTATTTGTTGGAGCACCATCAAAACTTATAGCATTACCATATCTAAAAAACTCAATTATGTTAAGAACATCTTCTCTAGTTAAACTTAATAATATCGACCTATTAGCTTCGTAGAAAACTGTCCAATTAGTAACTTCATGGTTTAATCTACTATCAAATTCACTTTTTTCTTTAGTATATATATTACCTTCTTTATCTAAACTTGCAAATTGAACTTCTGTATTTGCCATATCTTCAAATGAAACATTAAATAATCTTCTAAGTATATCAGGCATAGGAATATCAGATTGTATAGTGAAATGATTAGGAGTATCATTGACACGACGAGTCGATTTAACAGTAAATGTTGTATCAGTTCTTTTAGCTTTTCTGTACATATTTTCATTTATTATTTTTTCTAAACTTCGTATTCTTTTTTGTGCTCGATTGTTAGCTTTTCTACTTTCTTCGACAACCATTTCTCTATTCTTAATAAAGTCTAAAGTTGAACTCATAGTATTTTCTAACAATTCTCTATTTTCTTTTATTCTTGCAGTATCATGTTTTTGAGTTTGTTTTTCATTTGCTAAATCACGTTTACCTTGATAAAAATTTCTACCTTTAATAACTCCAGGTAATTCTGCAGGACCTCTACCAACTGAATAAACTTCTGGTTTAATTTTATAAAATAATTCTTCTTTACCTGTCTTTTTATTTTTTCTTTTTGTAAGTTCAAACATTTCTTGAATATTATCAGGCAAATTACTAAAAGATATTTTTCCTTGTAATATTAAGTTAGAAAACCTAGTTCCTAAACTTTTAATACGAGATGCAATACCTTCTCTACTATCTTTATGTCTTTCTTCAAAAACATTAGCAGGTATATCAGTACCCATTAACTCTGCATTTTTAATATAATTATAACGAGCTATAAGTGTATCGTCATTTACATTTCTAAGTTCATTGTCATAATCTTCTACTGCTTGTTTTATTTCAACTAAACCCTTTTTAACTTCTTGTAATTTTCTCAGATTGTTTTTACGTCTTGTGTCTAGTTTACCTTCTTTGTCTAATTTTTCACGTTTTCTTATTTGTTTACTAAATTCACTATAATCATCTAACGGGTCATTATCTTCATTAAACCAATCTTCTATTTGTTTAATTTGTTCTTGCGATAATTTTAATTTTTTATACATTTTATCAATTAAGTCTTTTTCTTTCAAGAAAAGTAATTCAGTAAACATATTATATAATCTATCTTCATTATACTCATCGCGCATATTATACAAAGAAATAATATCATTTGCTATACTATTATTAACATTTGCTTCCATTTTTGCTAAGTCATCATCACTGATATAATCGCCAATAGTTTTTTCTTTTTCACCTTTTTGATTAATTATGTTGGTATCTGAAGATGTTTCTCTTTGCTCTCTTTCTAAATTAAGTCTTTTTATATATTTTCTATAAGCATTAGCCATATAGAAAGCACCAGCTAACGTTCCATCAAAATATTGCATAATAAATACACGCATATAATTATCATTTGCATCGATTGTATATTCTTTTACACCATCATATGTTTTATACCAATTGAAACTTTTAGCCTGTAATGTAAGTATTTTTTCTTCCCACTTTGTGCCTTCTAAACTATTCATAAACTCCAATAATTTTTCTACACTATTTTGACTTATTAAACTTTCTAATTCTACATGATTTTCTCGTAATACAAGTGCTGTAGCCCAATAAAAACCAGGATCTCTAAATGTAAGTAAATCTAATTGTTTCATGTTTTTAATATACTCATTTTTAAACATATATTCATTAAGCAAATTAAATGTATATTCATTGATGTCTTCAAGTTTTGCATTTCTAAACCATTTAAACAAAGATTGTTTTGTAAGAACTTTTTTATAAATAGCATTCATAACTACTGGTGAAATTTTATCTTCATTACCTGTTGTCGCAATTATAAAATCTTGTAAATCAGGGTCAATGAATATTTGCTCACCAGGTTTTTTATTTTTAAACCAATACATAAGATTTGTATTTTCTGCTTTTTTCTTACTAACATATCTATTCTTTTTATACTTATATATTCTTTTACCTGTTTCATCTATTTTGACTGAATCATATTTATGTTTTTTGTCTACAGAAGGCATTTTAGCTATTTTATCTGCTTTAGTCTCATTAACAATATATCTACCTTCACCTGTTTCAGCATTATACCATGGCATAAATATTGTATATTTACCTGCTTCATATGTAACATATGCTGGTTTAATATTTAATAATGAAGACCTTATACCATAAGCATTTTTTTCACCACCAATAAGATAATATATAAATCTTTGTGCTATAAATATATCAACATCTTTTCTACCAACCAATTTCGCATCTTCTATTAAAGTTTTATTTTCAAATATCTCAGGAGCATATTTTTTAATATCAATTAACATGTCAGAAGTTATATTTATATTTGCAGTAAAACCTGTTTCAAAATTATTAGCTTCTTGCATTAAATGTCTAAACTCGTGATTTAAACCATCTAATATTTCTGCATTAGTTCTATATCTACTTTTACCATTTTCATACGTTGTATTATTAATATATATTGTTGCAGTTTTCTTTTCATTATTAACTCTAAGTTCACTCTTGCCTTCTCTGCTTATTAATATTTTAGTACTATATTGTAGATTTAATCTGTTAAGTGCTAATAATTTATAAAATGTAGCTAATCCAACGGTTTTATTTTCATACTCAGAAGCAATATCTGTACCAGTAATATCATTTGCCTTTTCTTTAATAGTAGTATTCATTAAATCATCGAAAGCATTATCATTTACAAGAATATATTCATGAGTATTTCTATCTCTATCTATACTAATAGAATCAAATGTATCTTCTACATATTCTTTTAGTCTGTAAAATACATTACCTTCTGAAAGATTTCCGTTACACTTTTTAATCATTTCTTTACTTAAAAACTTTTTTGGGTTTAGTATTATTTCATTAATGTTTTTAGGAGTAACGATAATATCTTCTTTTACAATTGAATTAATAATATCTACAGCATTTTTAGATTTTAATTTTGAATGATATGTATTACGTGTATTTATATTCATATAACCATTTTGATATAGAGATTTTCTAGTATTATACACAAGTTCGAACTCACGAGCAAACGAATTTTCAGCAAAAACATCAGGTATCTTTTGATTTGCATTAATTTTAATGTTTGGTGTATTTGTTTTAGTAACTTTATCATATACTTCTATAAAAGTTCCTTTATAGTTACGAATTTCTTTATTATTAAAAATTACTTTTTTATCTGATTTATTACTAAGTATATTTTTTTTATCAGGAGTTAAAACAAAATTATCATCCATAAAATTAATAAAACCATGTACTGGTGAACCATTATGCATAAAACGTTGAGCTGCTAATTCACCATCTATCAATACATAAGAAATATAAGCTAATAACTCTTTAAAGTTAACATTTAACTTATTAATATCTACTTTATCGTCAACTGTAAAATATTCGGATTTACCTGTTTTTTCATTATATATAGATATATTTTCACTAATCATAGTTCGTCTTAACATATACTTTAATAAAGGTTTAAAATTATCATAAATATATTGTAAAAATGATGTATTATTGTAAGCTCGTGATATATTATAACCAGAAGGTAAATTATATTCGAATTGAACTACATGATTTAATTCGTGTATAAAATTATTATATAAATCGTTATCATTTTCTTGTAATACTATTATTTTATTTTCAGTATCAGTATATGCTAAAATACGCTGATCATCAATATTATTTTTTACAATATATACCTTCCAGTCATTTTCTAATGTGATATTAACTATATCTTTTAAACTTAAAGGTTCATAATTACTTTCTAATGATAATTTATCATATTTACTATTTGGACTTTTAACAAACATATCTAACAAGTTATTATTATTTTTTATCTTATTATCTGTATTTTTCAATGGTTTTATTAATACTTTATCACTATCTATTTTCTTTGCTATTCTAAAACCAACAACTTCTAAAACTGTTGAAATTTCTTCAGAACCTTGTTCATATGTATGATATTGTGGAACAACAATATAATCTCCTCCAAGTAAAGATTCTAATTTAGTTTGTGTAAAATATACATAATCTGTTGTATCTAATATCTTCATATCTTGTTGTAATCGTTCTATTTGCGCATATGTCATTGTTTTAGTATTACCAGTCATCATATCTTCAACTGATATACCATATATTTTTTTAAACTCTTCAATTTTATCTGCTTTAAATTGTATTGATTGTGCTATAACTTCATCATTATTATCTTCTATATTAAATGCCTCTAATGGTAATGTTACTGAATGTTTTGCAGCAATTTCAAGTCTAGAATGTAATGTATTATATATTTTTGAAATAGTATCTCTATATTTTTTAAAAAATGAAATAATTATATCAGTATCAGCATCAATTATAGATTTTGCTTCTTTACTTATTCTTTCTATAATCATATAGTTTTCTGCAGAAGTTAATAGATTTAAGTCATCAAGATATTCTTTATTACTAATAAAAGATATTAATTTATTAAAAGTATAAACAACATCATATTTGTCTGCAGTATTTATCGCATTATCTAATAAACTAACAATATAATTTCCAATACCTTTTAACCTAGATATTTGAAAACTATATGTAGTAACAAGTTTGTCTGCACACTCTAACATACCAAGAGAATTAAGTCTATCATACTGACTTGCATCATCTTTAAGACCTTTTTCTATATACTCTTTTTCTTCATCACTAAATTTACCTTCACGCAAAATATCTTTTACTAAATATTCAAATTCAGAAGATATTTTTCCTGTTTTTGCTTGATTAAATATGTTTTTACGTGCTTGATATTGTTGTATAGCATCTTTATCAGCATCTGTTAATACACTATCTGCACCTACTGATACAGGGTCTACGTTCCAATTAAATATAGCCTTTAAAATAGGTTTGCGCATTGTATTCTTTATATCATCATATACTTTATTTAAATAAGCTTTACGTAATTCTCTAGTCTTTTCACTTAAACGTTTATTAGCTTTAATATTTATATCACCAATACGTTTAATAGTATCATGTATTCTAAATATAAAATCTTTAAACTCGAAAACATTTTTACCATTTTGAGACAAAAGAAATGCTTGAAAAACTGACTCGTTAAATAAGAAATACATCAAAGCATCTTCTGTAGTAACATTTTCTAACTTAGTAAATTTTTCAACAAACTTTATTAACTCTTTAAGCATAGGTTGTAATTCTTCAACTTCTAATACAGTTTTTAATATTTGATTTTGAGCTAAAAATTTATATACATCACTAACACTATAATTCTCTAACCAAGATTTAGATATGTATAACATACCATCTTCTTCTATTCCTATATGACCATCAGTTACAAATATGAAATCGTAGTCTTTCAAATACTCATCTTGCTTTTTCTGCAATACTTTATTTATTTCTCTTATTTCAGGGTCAACATCTTTAGTTATTACTTTCTCGACTTTAGTAACACCATTATATTTAAGTACATTTTCTACATTTTTAGTAGCATTACTAATTCTAGTCAATTCACGTTTCTGTGCATCATTAACCATTGAAGTAATATCTTTAAGCATTGTTTCAGCAAAACTCTTAATTTCTTCTTGTTGTTTAAGTGCAACGGTATTACGTATTTGTTCGTCAGTATCGTTTTTAGCAGTTTTATTTTCTTCTTTATATTTAGCAATATCTACATTTTCTTTTGCAATTACTCTATTAAGTAAATTCTCAGCATTTTTCATACGTTCGTCACTAAATGAAGAATATAATTGACTAAGTATACTTATAGCACTATATAACTCTTGAGCAACTTTTATATCATCACTACTTTTAATTTTATTCTTTGCTAACTTTTCTGCAGTATCTTTAAAATCACTAATTATAGAACTAAAATATAACTTCTTAGCACCACGAACTCTTTCAAGTTTTCCATCTTTTTCAATATATAACTCTGCAGCACCTTTAATACCAGTCTTTTTCTCTATTTGTTTATTTGCTATATCAGTTTTTATATTGTCAACACCTATTTGACCACCTGACATAAGTAATGAACTAATAGCACCAACGATAAAACTATCTATGAGTGTTTGAAAAGTAACACCTGTATTTGCATAGCCTTCATATATTACAGAAGCAAATTGGTCTGATAAATTAGTACTAAAATCTTGTAAAAATTCTTCTAAACCTTCTTGCCCTGCAGATTTTAATAAGTATACTAAACCAGCACCTTTACTTAAACCTTTAAAACTTTTTAGACCACTTTTACCGGCAAGACCTAATGCAGTATTTTGAATTGTTCCACCTAATAATTCACCTAAGCTGTATTCTATGACTGCTTCTATTGTAGTATTAATCAAAGCATTACTAATTTTTAACCAACTAGGACTTGCAACAGTATCTGGATTAGTAGCATTATCATACATATAACCAGTAAACAATGCAGCATTAAATACAGAAGCACCTACCCAAGAAGCACCACCAGTAGCGATACCTGCAGCAATTGCCGGTATCATCATACCTATTGAGTTAAGAATACTAGTAACATATTTACCAATACCGATAGGATTACCGTCTATATCTACTAAAGTAGTATTTAGTCTCTCATACTCATCAAGTGCACTTCTAATAGTTCTTTTTTCAAAAGCAGTCAAACTATCATCTGCAAAATAATCTACAAATGCATCCAACCAATTTTCACCTTTCATAGAACCTATTGTAGCAGCGAATGGTGAAACAACTGCATCAATTACTCCAGTAATACCTGTAGCAGTACCTTCTAGAAGTTCCATTCCTGAACCAGCTATATTATTTAAAGTTTTTTGCATCCAACTCATTTGGTCTTTTCGCCATTGCTCGAATTCTCTAGTTAACTCATTTTCGCGAATTGAATGTATTTGTTCTAATTGATATTGAGCAAATTGATAATCAGTCATTTCGCCAATATCTTCTTGTATACTCTTATTAGTAATAGGGTCTAATACTTCTTTTGTTCTTTTCGTAAATTTAGTATTGTCCATAAAAGGTAATGATAATTCAACTAACATTGCTTCATAGTCATAATACATAGGGTCATAATATTTATCATTTAATGTAGTATCTTTGTTTTGTTCTAGCAATGCGATATAAGTATCTTGATCACCTCTATCGAATGACTCTTGCCACATTTTACGATTAAAGTTTTGGTTATCTTTATATTTGTTATACAAAGCATCATATTTGTTTAGATAAGATTCACTAAAGATTTTAAGACCTCCAGTAGCACTTACATTTCGTTGTCTGTTCTTATTGTATTGTTGTAATAGATTTTCTAAACTCATTGTATACCTCCTCAAGTCGACTCTTCGCCGTTAGAAAATATCTTTATTATATATAGAAAATCTATAATTAAAATGCAACTATAGACTTTCTAATATATAATAGATTGATTTTTAATATCTTTATGAATAAATTATAAGGGCTAAAAATTATTATATATTAGAAACCAGATAAGTTCTTTTGATAATTGCTAGTTTCTAAAAAAGCTGTCATTTTTCTTATCATTTCTGAATATATACTTCCAATTTTCTTAGCTATATCTTCATCATAAGTTTTACTATCATTTAATTGGGTTAATAATTTATCATACTCATCATATATTTTTTTATTTTTAGTATAAAATTTATTATATAGATTTGTGTTAACTAAATCTTTAAACTTAGTATCTAGTGTACTCTTAATTGTATTAGTATATTTTTTATATTCGTTCCAAGCATTTGTAGATATAGCTTCTGCTTCAGTCTTTTTAGCAAGTGCCGTATCCTTTAATGAATGTTCAAGTTCATCACCATAATTACCATACATGTGTCTCCAATGTTTTTCAATATCTTCTAAATAAGCAGCGGTATTTTTTGCGATTTCAAAAGATTGATTACTCTTTTCAATAGCAATTTTATAAAAAATATTATTATTACCAGCACCACCACTCATTTGAATTGCTTTATCAAAATTATTCAAATCTTCAGTATTTATATATTCTTTACTTCCTGCTGTACTATCTGTACTTTCCATACCTAATATATTTTTAGCACTTCCAAAATTAGTATCTGCAAAATTGTAATTAAACAAATCTTTACTTGCTAACCAATTATACAATTCATTATCAGTATCACTTAACCATTGACCGAATGTCTTAGAATCTTCACCTGTTAAATTATTTATATAATCATAAGGACTTGCATTGAATAATTGGTCAAAAAACTTAGTTCCATTTTCATTTAATGAACCATCACTATTTTTCAACTTAGATAAAATTTTGTCCCAAGAAGATAAACCAAGTATGTTGCCATCAGCATCTCTTTCTAACATCCAGTCCATTCCTCTATCTTCAAGATAACTAGTATTTATAGGATTGTCATATGTAACATTTCCATCTTTATCATATGTAGGTTCACCTAGGTTTGTAAGTGAAGCATTATAAAGTTCTTCAGATAAATACTTATAAGCACTATTATATAAAGAACTATATTTCTCAGCAAGTTCTGTTAAACCTTCTTGTATTGCAAATACTTCATCACTATAATCTTCACTAGCTGATTGTCCAGCACTTAGATAATTTTTAACATAATTTTCATAAATATTTTGCAATTCTAATCTATTATCACCCATAAGATTTTTAGTACCACCAGCGTTTATACCAGCGCCTATAATATTATTATTTTGAGCAAAATTAGATTTATAAGCTTGTAACATAGCATCATTATAATATGATTTGTTTTTATCAAGTTGACTTTGATAACCTAACGATGCATTACCTAATAACTGGCGCCAAGTACGTACGCCACTTTGTTGCTTTTGATTTTTTTCAAGAATACTACGCATATCACTTGCTGTAATATTAACTCCATATTGTAGTCCCATTAACGTACTCCCTCCTTTACACTATATCTTATACAAACTGAGTTAAGTTTTAATTGTTGTTGTAATTTTTTATCAGGTGCTTTATCGTTTTCAAACGTATATTGAAAGTTTATAACATGCATAAGATTTACTCGTTTAACAAATGTACGCAAATCGTTTATTGGTATTTCTATGACAGTAGCATTTTCAGGATGATAACTATCTCTATATACTTTTGTAGATAACTTAGTTATTATATTATTATCACCAACTAAATTTGTATTAATACTTTCTATTGTTTTGTAATTGTTTATTTGGTCGAAATGTAATTTTTGACTTGTAAAATACCAGTCTATTATAGAATTAGCATATATTATTATAGGTTTATAACCTTCAGTGTCGTTTCTAAATACTAATTTAGTATCACCATTTAAAGTTTTTACTATTACATCATCATAATAACCAATTTCACTAACTTCTTTATCTGTAAATATAAATGGAACTCCTAATAAAGTTGCAAATGTATAATCTATTTGTAATATAGCACGTAATCTATTATCAGCAATTAATGACCTAATAGGGTAAGGTGTTTCCCAACTCCACCATGTATTATCTCTTGTATCAAAAGCTAATATCTCTCTGTCCATATGTCTATACAAAAGAATCCAATACTTATATGTTATAATTTTAATATTAGCATTATAATTGTTTACACCATTTGTATAAAACTGATAATATTTTTCTTGTATTATATCTGATAAATAAGTCAATGTTTTTTCTGTTGTAGCGACAAAATCTTGTGGCACCATAGCAGTAAGACCTCTCGGAGTTGCAAATATAATTGCTTGACCATCAAGTGCAGTTATAATATCGTTACCTGCTTTACAACCAATCGGTATTTTAGACTTTACTGCTTTCATATACATAATTGTATCGTTATATGTAGTTTTCTGTATATACCATATTTCGTTATCAGTAAATATTCCCATAATATCTTCACCTAGAGGATGTATTTTTGTAATCTTATTAGCAAATTTTTGTTCATTTGTTTTAGGCATATACAATAATAAATCAACAAGGTCATCATCTCTACGCGTAGAAGTTATTTGTAATAAGTTATTAAACGAAAAATAATGTTCGTCTAACGTAGCAATACAATCAGGTATATCTGTTAGTATACTTTCGTTTTCATTTATAATCTCATCAAGTTCAAAGAAATAACTATCATTTAACTTAGATGTCCATAATTCACCATCTATACTATACCATATACCACTACTATCAGCACATATAGGTTTTACGCGTTTTACAATATTTACTCTGCCATATATCATAATAGGACCAGTAGGTTCTTCTACAAATATTATATTACCTTCACTGTCAAGTGTAATAGGTTTTGGTAAATCTCCAACTTCTAACGGATAAGTATATGGTAATATAAGTAATTCTTCGTCATAAGGATTACCGGGATTACCAATAGGAAGTGTTATATCACTTCCATATGCTCTTAATCTTATTAAGTCTCCAGTTTTAATATATACATCACTTATAACAGATAAATCATTCTCATCTAGTTTTTCAATATAAAATCTATTACTCTCTATACCTACTGGTAAAGTGTCTTGTGTATCAAATGCACCAGGTTGTAAGTAATCTTTGTCAGTTATAGCATTTAATGTATATGATACTAAATCACCAGACTTAATAGGACCAGATGCTAATTGTTTACCGTCTGACGTAAGTTTATGTATATTTCTACTATATGAACTTCCTAACGTTACAAGCACTTCATCATTACTGACAATACTTCGTTCATTATCTTCTACAATCAAAGTTCCTTTTTGTGGTAAATCTACAATTGTGTCATCAATATACATATACTTATCTGTGATTACAATATTTGTATTAGGCATAATTCTAAACCATCTTGCTTCAGAAATAACTGTCTTATCTTCTAATGTTGTAACATCAGTTAAATATTTATATATTAATTTAGTAAAATAATTAATACCTGACTGTTCTTTATATGCTAAAATACATTCATACGTAATATCTAAAACATCAATTGTTGGTGCCTTCATATAAATATCTAATTGATTACAAGGTAAACCATAACCATTTTCACTTATTGGTATATACTTTGTTCTGTCTACATATGCAGTATTACCAAAACCAGAAATAAATACACTACCAACATTTATATATGAACTACCTTTTTTCACGATAAATGGAGTAAACCAATCTGCAACAGATACAACTTCATCTAATTCATTATATACAGTAGGTATAGTACCAAACACTTTTTTAAGTGTTTCAACATCATATACTACATCTTTATCTATACTCGTCAAATATACTTTATCAGTAAGATATATTGGACCTTCTTCACCATCTACACGTCTTATTATACAACGATTTGTGCTATATAAAAGATAATACATTTTCCAAGTAATATCTTTTATATAACAATTTTGTCCATTTACTTGAAAATGAGTAGAAAATGCTACACTAGGTCCACCTTCTGTATATAATGGTTGATCAGAAAGAATAATAAGATCACCAGATTGTAATATAGAACTATTATTTACTGGTTCAGTACCATCTGCTGTAAGTCGATAAACATAATTACTAATAGTAGTTCCAGATGTATTACCTAATAACTCAGTTAACAATAATTCGTCATCATTTTGTAATACTTTTGTTACAAATTCTTGTTTAAAAAAGAATATCTTAACATTACCTGAAATCATAATACTTATTACTGCTCCAAGGTCTGAATAATTCTCAACTGGCGTAACATATTTAAAATGTATTTTGATATCGTCAGTAGGTAATGCTAATTCACTTTGACATCCAACTGCTATATTATTTGTACCTGCTAACCATTCAGTATATAAATATTGAATATCATTACTCTTAAAAATATAAGCAAAATTGTCGATCGTTTCAAAATAACCGGTTGGTACAAAAGATGTATCTAACTGATTTGTATATGCAGGAAGACTATTAATAATAGCATTTCGCATATAAGGGTCTATAACCCAACTATAACTAAACTCTTCTAAGTCTGCTTCTTCTTGAACTACTAGTTTACATTTTGCAAGTCCTTTTGAGGTAAAAGCTATTGCCCATAGTCCATCTTTAGTAAGTAAGGGAGTTCCTACTATGTTTTCAACTATAGGCAATGCTCTATAAGACTTACCATCAAAACTAATCTCTATGGAGTGAAAAGCAGCATCATATCTGAGTATGACAGTACTTCGTGGTGTCTCTACAATATCTACAAAATAATTACTTCCAATAGGAGAATAAGGGTAAACAAGCATCTTGTCTTGATAATCTACTACATCTATATCATATAGGTGTTTAGAAGTACCATCGTTAAGATATACTTTCATATGTCTACCTACTAATTTATTAAAATTTACTTCTGAAATTACAGAATATTTGTGACGTTTTACATATTTTTCTGTTAAAAAATTTTTATCTTCTAAGTCAGTCTCTATTCCGTTTGATACAAACTTATGAATTGGTGCGTATATATATTTGGTAGCATCTTCAAAATACAAATAATTTATACCGTTAAACATTTTACCTGAAGTATTAAATGCTATAAAATCTATACCTGCAAACCATATAAAAATCTTGTCTTCAATTTGTGCACAAGTTACTTTTGGTAAATAATTAGCATCCAATTTAGACATAGGTATTTTCCAACTATAATTATGATAGATATTTACACTATCAGATACTGTTAAATGACTTATACATTTTATAATAAACATATAACTCAAATCACTAACATCATATTTACTAATATCATTTACTTTATATTCTGTTCCATCAGCAGGTGGAGCGTCATAAGGCCACGCCTTTCCTGTACTCCAACCTCTTGGAATTAGACCATAATTAACACCAAGTGCATCTTGTCCTACTGGCCAAGGATCACCTGTCGTCCAACCAACTGGTGCTATTAAATAAGGCCAATAATCACCAGTATGATAAATTGTTGTAACTACACGATATAAACGTAAACGATAAGAACCAAATAACCATTCATTTACTACGAACGCTTCTCCATCATAAAACTTAAATGGAGGTCTACTTGTTAAAACATTTGACTCATCAATATATATATTTTTTGCATCAGAAAATGTTAATTGGTCTACTAGTACATCGTTTTTACTATCACAAATACCTTTAAATTCGGCATGTGTAAAAAATTTACTTTTAGTATAATTATCATTATCAGTTGATACATATATTGGTTGTCTATTAAAAGTTTTAGGCATTACCAATCGCCTCCAACTTTAAAAGTTCTTTGTTTTTTAAAATCAGTATTATCTATACGTGCCAAAAACATTTCGTATTCATTACGATAAATTGCTGCTTTGACCTCATCGTCAACTTTATAACATTGACTTACAATATAAGATGGTATTGCATCACATATATCAGCAGGTGCAGTTATGTCAGTTGCATTATGTAAATCTTTAGTAAAAAAGAACCATCTTGCTTTATAAGGAACACGATAAATACCTTTTAGTTTACAAATAACATTGTTATAACCACTATATTCAAAAATATCATCGTGTGCTTCAACAAACTCATCTTCTACTTTATATTCTACTACATCATCATCAAATGCTATAAACTCATCTGGCATTTGAATTAATCGGTTAACATTAGTATCATCTACTTCTATTTCGTAATAAGTATTCTTAGGTTTTACAGCACTGCATATTTGTGTCATTGCCTCATTGGCATAATAGGGAAAACGAGAAAGAAAGCCAAGTTGATTGGCTTGTTCTTCAGTAAGATTTAATTTACTTAATACATTCTCTTTTATATAACCCCAACTGTACATAAAATCACCTCATTTATTTTTATATAAAATAATAAGGCTATATGGCTAAGCCATATAGCCTTAAGTTATTAAGTGTCAGAAACTTCCTTTGTATTAACAGGAGCACTAGTAGTGTTTGTAATCTTTGCACTAACTTCATTTACAACAGATACAGGTTTTACTAATGTTGAAATCGGTTGTATTAAACTAAAATCTTCTATAGTAGCATTTTTAGTAAAATCAGGTGTAGCATCATTACCGATATATACATAAGCAATTCCTCTCCATGAACTAACATTAATATCAAATCTTTCACGAGCATCATATGAAATACCATAAGGGTTTTTCGTAGCTTCAACATTTAATGTAAAAGCAACACGTTGTGTAAATTCTGGACCTTGATTTTCAGCATTATATGCTTTATCTACGATGAAGAAACCTACACCTGAAGAACAAGCATCAATATCACGAAGATATGGAGTTGTTTCTAACGTAGCTCTCTTATAAGCACCATTTAAACCATAACCTTGGAACATTTCTGTGCCAAGAGCAGTTTCTATAGCAGCTTTCAAACGTGCATCATTTGGAGCAACAATGGTTTTAGCACCAGAAACACCAGCATATTTTCCATTATCATCCTTATAGTTTTCCATTGTTGTAATAACTTGATTAATTACATCTGCAAGTTTAGCAATTTTGCCTTCATCATTTCCAGATAAATCAATACCATAAGTAGGACTACTAGCTCCATCTGTTACAGCAAACATATTTGCTTGAGAAATAGCACTAGCTTCTCTTGTAGCAACTGTCTTATGAGTTTTACAGAATAATGGGTTTTTAGTTGTAGTAAGTATATTACCATCAGTAGTATCAGCAGATGTTAACTGTAAAGCTGAACGTTTACCATCAGCATCAAAATAAACTACTTTTCCAAAACCAGACTGAATAGCTTTCATAGCAAATTCAACTTGGTCACCATGCCAACGAGTAATAAATCTACTCGCTGTATTTTTAATACTGTTATAAGCTTGGTCTTCTAGAACTTGTTGAGTGATAACGAAACCACCTTGGAAAGTTCTACTTGTATATGTTTTTGAGAAACCTTCGTATGAGTTGAAGATTGGTGCAACTGCATAATCATTTGTCTCTTCAAAAGCATGTGCAAAACCTATACTATCTGTATAAGTTTCTTGGAACTTAGTTAATGAGCCTCGTTTAAACAATAAGTCGATAGGGTTTCCTTTTTCCCAAGCTTCTTGTCTATTCTTAAGCATATCATTAATTGGTTCACGTAATAAATTATAATCGGTTCTATTCGCTAAAGCTGCATCAACATTTATAATAATTCCCATAACTATTTACCTCCTAAGAAAGTGCGACAATGTCATTTATATCAGTAATTTTATATACAACTACTGACTTTGTAACAGAGTTTGCATTCATTGCTGTTGCTTCAGTAACAGCTACATAACCTTTTGGTTTATAATCTCTATCTTCAACTGGAACGTGTCCGCCACCAATTGTTTCATCTGCTTGCGCAATAATATAATCTCCTACAGCTGGACTTGTATCTTTTGAAATGTAAGCAGGTGTAGTGCCACTCTTTGCAGTCAAATTTACAACTTGACCTACTTTAAAAACATCTCCTGTTTCTGTACTTAATACAGCGACATTATCTAATCGTAATGTTCTCTGTAAATAAGCAGTTTTAAAGCCATACAATGTATGAACTATTGCCATAATTCTTTACCTCCTTGAATTATTTGTTTTTTACTAATTTTGATAATTGCTCATCTGTTACTTCAGGGTTAAAAAGTTTATACAAGTCTTTTTCTTGTTGAGTATAAGGACGTTGTTCAATCTTAGTAGTTGGGTTTCCTGCAGGGTTATTAAGATGACTAGTAGAACTTTTATTCTGTTCACTTATGATACCTTTTCTTGCCTCTTTTATTAACGCTTCTCCTTGTAATTCTAGAAAAGCGCCTTTTAGTGAACCTTTCTTTTTCCACAACTCAATTACATCTTTTGGCACGTCTTCTAACTTAGTTATTTTACCGCCACTTAATTCTTTGATTTCAGCCAATTCTTTCTTAGCCCATTCGTTAACTCTTTCACGTTTATAAGCTTCGAGTTCTTTAAGTCTAGGGTCATCTTCCAATCGTTTATTAACAATTGTATCGATTATTGGTTTTATTTCTGTTTCATCTAGTCCCTTTTCTTTCAATAAATTACTTTCAAAAGCTTTAGTAAAAGACTCATAATCATCATACCCTAAACGTTTTGCTATAGCATTACGTTCTTCATTTCTAACCTTTTCAGTCGCTTCTTTTAAACGATGAGCGAAAGCTTGAGTTTGATTCTGACTTTTTTCTTCTGCTGCTTTTATTTCAGCTTCAGTTTTGTCGCTTTGAGAATTTGTGTCGTCTACGTTTGTTGCAGGTGGAACAACATCTTCACTGTTGAGAAAATTCTCAATATCTTCAACAGTAATTTCTTTAGCACCATTCATAATAATACCTCCTAGTATTTTTTTAGACGAATTGCGGTTTACTAAAACCGTTTTGCAGTCTTAAACATGTTATATTATATTATATACAAATAATTTTGTTTTTATTCACTTTTTAAATGTGAAAGAGCTCTGACTCTACGATTTTTTGCATCTAATTTTTGCTTTATTAATTGTTCTTCTAACCCAATAATTATTTTACGTTGTAAACTTATAGTATCATTTACTTCTTTTGATATATTTCTAATATTTACATCAGTTGTATTTGATAAAGCTGAAACTAATGTCTCAAGTTCATCAAATCTTCTTTCTAAAGTACTAATTCTTTCACTCAATGTCATGTTTCATCCTCCTCATCAGCAATAATTTCAGCAATAGCATTACTCATATTATTATAACGTTTTTCTGCTGTTTCAAGTCTTTGCATAGCAGCATTATATTCTTTTTGCATATTTACTATTTTTGCATCAATGTCTGTTCTCAATTTAGTATCTATAGTTTTAACTTCAGTTATTCCTTGTTTAAAAAATAAACTCATAACATCTGATGTTTTCTTTGACTTACTTCTTGCTAAAAATATTAAGAAATAGCCTAATGCTGTTAAAATGTAAGACAATATTTCTGGACCATTTTCTGTCCATATTTCTTTTAATACTTCCATTAGAACCAATCTCCTTCTGTTTTAGATTTTTTACTACGTTCATTTATTTCATCGATTTTAGCCGCAGAAGTAAGTGTAGCCATATCAACCATTTCTTCATTAGCATTTTTATACATTCTCGCTAATAATGGAAATACTATTTTACCAAATAATATTGCTAAACATAATGAAGCGCCACATAGACAACTATAAGAAATCATAAGTCCTGAAAATAAGGCATTTCCGACATCTACATATCTTATACTAAAACCACCAGCATTACCAACAATTTCCCATTCACCCCATTTTTCTATAAGATGAAAATAATTTTGTTGTATTTGTTCACCTGTATAAACATCTTTATCTAACAAATTTAATATGTCTACTACATTACCTATCGAATTCTCTATCATCAATACAAAGAATATTATCGCAAGTATCAGTAATAGGTATAATATCACCGGGCTCAGCGTCGAAAATAATCTGTGTTTCTTTTTGTTCTTTTTGTATATTTGCTCCGCTGTCAATATTTGAACTTTCTTGGCCATTATATACCTCCTTTTCATTTAATACATCTATTTCAGCTTTAACCCAATCTGGTACTTCCCAAGTAGTAAACTCGTTCCATATCTGATTAAGTTCATCCAAATCATTAGGCACTCCAAAAGCACCTTTTTCATATTCTTTAATAATACTGAATATTGAACCTATAGCAATAGAAACAATATATGTAAGTAATTTTACTACCTTTTGCCATATTGGTTCACCAGACTCATCAAAGAATAACCCTTTTGTTAACAATGTAACACCGATCATAAACATAAGTGAAGAAAATATTGCACGAGTAATTCTTTTCGTTCTATGTTCTTGTAATGTTGCTATTTGTCCGTATTTATTATATACTATATCAGTTGTCGCCCATTTTATACTTCTTGCTGTCATAATAACCTTTATATCATTATACCTTTTTATAAGTTTTCTTCTCTTACTATTTAATAATGAGTTTTCAGACGTAAAGTTATTATCTACAAGAAATTCGCGTTTTTTAAGTGTTGTATGTCTTTTATTATATATTTCTAAAAAGTAAGGTAAGAATATCATTTTTTCAGTATTTTTCTTTATAATAGCTTTATGTTCATTATATTTATTAGTAGTATTTTCAGTATTCAAACCATTTTGTAAAGCTTGTTCAGCTAAACCTTGTTTAATACTTACTTGAATCATAGATAATGAAACAGCTAAAAAAGTTATTGACGTGATATTCGTAAGAACATTTTCCCAATACTTGTCACTCATAAATTCTCCAAGGTCACCAAACGTAGCAATACAAAGAAGCATAAAACCAAGAAAAGCTATTATAGTACCAATATTTTTTCTTAGAAACTTTATTATCATATTTAATTACCTGGTGTTTGGCCGCAAGTGCAACCTCCACCATCTTCAATCTGTTTAATACGCTTTAATAGATTTAACGCTTGAATTTTCATATTTGCAACTGCAATTTCTGTCTCACAATTCATAACTTTACCAATAATTTTATTGGTTTTTTCAGTTTCCATATTAGATATGGCTTGATTTAATTCATTGCTTACTGCCATTATTTTTATTCTCCTTATCTTTGTTTAGATTTTTAATAAACTCATCTTTAATAAACTTAATATTCGGTGCCTTCTTATCAAAAAGCACATATCGTTGTATCACTAATGCTAATGCGATAATCAACGCCCACATTGGGGCAGGTGTTGCCCAAAACGCTGT